TTATTTTCAGTATAAATAAACCATAGAATAATAAGAAAAATGGTATGAGATGGCAGTAACAAAAGCACTTTCGATAGAAGATGGTAATTTACAGACACCATCTATTGTAACGACTAGAAATCGTAATTACAGTGATTTGGATTTAACCTTCGCTGCTAGAACTACTGGTGATATTTTCAAGAAGACTGATGCTGCTGCTGTTAAACAATCTGTAAAGACTATCTTACAGACTAACTTTGGTGAAAGACCTTTTCAACCTAACTTTGGTGCAGACCTTCGTTCTAGATTATTTGAAAACTTTACTGATGAAGAAAATGCGTTTCTGATCGAAGATGCTATTACTGATGCACTTAAGTTTTATGAACCAAGAGCTGAACTAGTTTCTTTAGATGTTAGAGACAACCCTGATAGAAACTATCTTGGTGTAAGGGTTGAATTTAAAGTAGTAAATACAGACGAAGTTGTAGTGCTAGATACTTCAATATCAAGGATTAGATAAGAATGGCGACCACAATCAATTCATCAGACCTTAACTTTGATGATATTAAAACATCACTAAAAACCTACTTTGCATCTAAGTCAGAGTTTGCTGACTATGACTTTGAAGGTTCTGGTCTGTCTAACATTCTTGATGTGTTGGCATATAATACTCATATGAATGGTTTGATTGCAAACTTTGCATTGAATGAGTCTTTTCTTCCTACAGCACAACTCAGAACATCTTTGGTAAACCATTCACTTTTGTTTGGATATATTCCAAGATCGAAGACTGCATCTAACGCAGAATTGACTGTAACTGTAGATTTAGGATCAGGTGCTGGTAAACCTGCTAGTATTACTATGCCAGCTGGAACACAGTTCACATCAACAGTTGACGGTGTAAGTTATACATTTAGAACACTTTTAGAATATACAGCATTCCCTAATCCAGTACAACCAAACCTCTATACGTTTGTTGATGCTTTAGGTCAACCCTATGTTAGAGTATTTGAAGGTGAATTGGTTGTCAAGACATTTATTGCTGAGATTACAGGGGACAGACAGGTTTATGTTGTTCCTGATCCAGACTTAGATTTGTCTACAGTTGCAGTTCAAGTATATGATAATATTAACACAGATAACTTTACAAGTTACTTTAGTGCTAATGCTACATCTGGTGGAAATGCTATTACTAGTATTACTGCTGATACTGCTCTCTATCTTCCACTAGAAACATACAATGGATACTGGGAGTTTAACTTTGGTGTTCTGGGTGTAACAGGTAAAAACCCTGTGAACGGTGAAGTTATTCGTGTTACCTACCTTAGAACGAATGGTCTTGATGCAAACGGTGCGTCAACCTTTACTCCATCTTCTACACTTGCTGTTACTGGATTTGGTAGTAAGACATTGAATACTGTAGTAAGAAGAGGCACAAAATCTTCATTTGGTGCAGATAAAGAAAGTCCTGAATCTATTAGAGCAAATGCTCCACTTTCATATCTTGCGCAAAACAGATTGGTTGCTGCTAACGATTATAGAGGTGTTATTGCTAACGGTGTTCCGGGTATTAAGTCTATCAATGCATGGGGTGGAGAAGATAATGTTCCTGCCAAGTATGGTAAGACTATCATTTCTATTGTATATGAAAGTGATGTTAGTGCAGTCCAGAAGGCTGCTCTACAGACCCTTATCAAAAATAACTTGACTGATCCGTTGTCAGTAGTTGGTGTTGAGGCAGAGTTTGTTGACCCAACATTTATTTACTTGGACGTGATTACAAACTTTAGATACAATCAGTCTTTGACTAACTTAACTAGAGATGCAATCCAAACTAAGATTGTTGGTGAGGTAAATTCTTACTTTGCTGTAAACTCTGGGAAGTTTAATGATACAATTAGAAAATCTAAACTAACATCTCAAATTGATGCTTCTGATCCTTCTATCTTGGGGTCAGATATTGATATCAAAATGTCTGCTAGATTTACTCCATTACAGAACCCGACTACAGGAAATTTTGTTAGAACAGATTATACAATTAACTTTATTAACAATATTCAATCACCCTTGATGCAAGTTCCAAGTATTAGTAGTGATAGATTTGTTGTAAATGGTATTTCTTGTAGCATTAGAAATGCACCACTACACTCGACTACACTTCAAGCTATTGATATTCAAGGTAATGTAGTTATTTCAAACGTTGGTAACTATGAACCAACTACAGGTAAAGTTAATCTAGTAGGGTTCTTAATTGATTCTATTTCTTCTGGTAATACATATTTGACTATTACTGTTAATGCTGCTGATGATAGTACATTCAAACCTTTGAGAAATACATTGATTACTTTAGGAACAAATAGATCAGTTGGTAGTGGAGATGTAAACCAAGCATCCTCTGTAACAGGCACAACGAATTAAACAATGTCAGATACCAAAACCCTTTCAGACTTAAACAGACTAAATGTAAACCTAAAAGAATCTCAGGTTGATACTGTAGTTCCTGAACATTTCAAAGAACAGTATCCACAACTAGTAGAATTTCTGAAAGCATATTATGAGTATATTGATGGTGAAGGTGGTATTGCACATGATCTAAAAAATATCTTTACATCTAGAGACCCTGAGTCTACTTCAGATGAATTTTTGGATTTATTGTTCCAAGAAAGATCGCCGGGATTTGGTCCAACCCAATTTCCTTCTCCAAGATTTGCCTATAAGCAATTGCCTATCATCTATAAGATTAAAGGCACTAACCTGTCTATTGACCAGTTTTTTAGATATTTTTTCCAGCAAGACGTAGAACAAATATTACCTAGAAATCAAATGTTTATTGTTGGTGAAAGTGAGATAGGAGCTGAATCTTTACGATTTATCCAAGACTCATATTTTTATCAAATCTTTTCTATTTTGATTAAGAGTGGTATTCCTGCTACCCAATGGTTAGATTACTATAAAAGTTATCTACATCCAGCTGGGTTTGCTATTTTTACAGAAACAGCATTCGAACCTGTAGTGTCTCTTTTGCAAACACCATTGACAGAGATTATTACAGACTCTGATATTGCTGCCTCTGCTGCTACTGTTCTTGCATCTGAGGATGGTATTGCTGGTGTAGGTCTTACATCTGTTACTGCCATTGATAGTGATGCACAAAGAAGATTTGCTGTTAGTCGTGGATTTAATATCTACCAGACTGATGCTCAAGATTCTGATATTCTTAACAATTCACTTTACAATGGGCAGTATATCTCTATTGCAGACATTCTTGATCCTAACTCTAGAAGATTCAGTGATAGTGACAATAGAGAAGACATTAGATACAACCTGTCTGATTCCTTGTATGGTGGTATTACTATGGATGAAGATAGTGGAACATTTGATACTATTGGTCTCATTCCGGGTATTAGGTTCTCTAGCACAACCGAAACTATGGACGAAGGTGTGTTCCCGTTCTATAATGATTCTGGTTTAGATTCAGCAATTGGTCCATATGTTTGATATAAATAAGTTTAAGAGTTTTCATAGGAAGTAGAAATGACAAGCACACTAGATGTATTAGATTCGGACAATGTTCTTAATAGAGGCACAGTTGCTAATGACAACACTGGTGACACTCTAAGGTCTGCTGGACTTAAGATTAACAATCAGTTTGAAAATGTTGATAGTGCTATGTTCAATACATCATGGGCAGAATGGCCTGCTGGTGTAAAAGAGACTAACTCTGTTTTGCGTTATAATGGTTCTAAGTTTGTTGGAACAAACAACGTCAAGATTGACTCTGATGGTAATACTACAGTTTCAGGAACATTAGATGCAACAGGTGCTGCAACATTTTCTAATACATTATCAGTAACGTCTACTTCTACTTTTACTGACAGTGCTACATTCTCTGCTAATTTAGGTTTAGATGATAATGCTGTTCTTAATATTGGTGATGGTAATGATCTTCAGATTTACCATGATGGGTCAAATAGTTACATTAAAGATGCTGGGACTGGAAACCTAGTTCTATTGTCTAATAACTATAGTCTTAAAAATGCTGCTAATGACGAACAGATTATTTCTGCTGTAGAAGATGGTGCTGTAGAACTTTACTATAACAACACTAAAAGAATTGAAACTACTAATGTTGGCGGAACAATTACAGGTTCTTTAGTTGCTGACTCTGCTACTATTTCTGGCAACCTTACTGCTAATACTATTAGTCTAGGTGCTTCTGGAACTATTAGTGGTGATTTGACTGTAGATGGTAATATTATATTAAGTGATTCTGATGATATTACTATGCCAGATCGTTCAATGATTAAACTTGGCACAGATAGTGATTTTGCTATTCATTTCGATTCTAATAATCATGCAGTTATTGAAACTACAAAAGTAAATACTCCATTAATCTTCAAGCATAATAATGTTGAAGTGATGAGACTTACAGATGGTGGTGTAGATATATCCGGGAAGTTAAGTTATGATAGATTAGAGGAACAGAATAGTATAGTATTATCTGCGTATGGATTAATTGCGAATGGGACACAATTAACTGACATTAACATAAATAGGACACAGACCGATCCTCAAATCTATCAGTTTTTTGCAGATGATACTTGGGATAGTGTTCCTATTAATGCTGGTATTTTTGATTGCACAAAAAATGTAACTAAGATAAGAGATTTGATTGATGGTGTATTAAACTCATCAAATCAATTGGCAAAATATACAGTTAAAGTGTTTTTTAGTGTAAATACTGACACTAACACTGACAGATATCATGCAGTTCGTTTATTTGGTAGTAATGATCACACCATAACCACCTTCAGCAATGGAACCGTTATAAGCGGTCATCTTCAATCGGGGAAAAGATTTTTGGCAGACCATAACGGTCGGGCTTATTTTGTTGAGAGATCGGAATTTGGCACGGATTGGTTAGATAATCGAGATAGTAATCTTGTCTTTATTGGCGATGGAACATACTTCGATGGCGATGAAAATGGTAACCTTAATTTAGATGCCGGGGCTGGGTTTACCAATATTGATTTGTCTGGAGGCATCAGCATCAACTTTGCTATGGAGATTTACCAAGAGAAGAGTCTTGTTCCTGTTTATTATGATGACATTACAGAATTAAAGTGATTTATACTAATGTTGCAGAACTATGATAAATATAACCAAACAACTCAATGTGTAAGTAGGTAAAATGGCAAGACAAACTTTAGATATCGGCACAAATGCTAATGACGGAACTGGTGATACACTAAGGTCTGGTGGCGAAAAGATTAATGACAACTTTGCTGAACTCTATACGACACTTGGTGGAAATAATATTGCTAGTAGTGGTATTAATGCTGCCTATGCTACTCAAACAATGAACGGAGATGGCGTTGTAAATGATTCTGATACTTTGATTTTGTTTAATAGCACTGGCACAATTGCTGCAACTCTTGGTGATGGCACATCAACTGGTGAATATAAAATCTTTTTGAATATCAACTCTGGTGTAGCAACAGTCACTCCATCTGTTGGAAAATTTGCAAATGGCACAAACTTCGCACTAAGTCAATATGGTTCTACACAAGCAGTGTGGGCGGGTTCAGACTGGTATCTAATCGGACATAAAGATTCTTCCGATACCGACGTAGTAATTACATAAGAAGAGATAAAAAATGGTAGCAATAGTAACTACAGACACTAAACAAATCCTAGTAGAAAAACTAATAGAAGACTTACAGGCTGATTCTAACAACTACTACTTGGGTATTGGTAAGTCTGATGCATGGAATGAAACTGATACAGTTCCAACTACCATTACTGACATTGGAACTACTAGAAGAGAATTTAGAAACAGCCTACAGTCAATTCAAAAAATTGCATCAGTAAGTTATGTTGCTAAAAGATACAATTGGGCTTCTGGTACAATCTATCAGGCATATAATGATAATCAAACTTCTGCTCAAAATGGTCAATATTATGTAATTACTGAATCTAACCGTGTTTACATTTGTTTGAGGCAGGGTAGAAATACCTTGAATGCTGTTCATGCTTCTACTGTAAACCCTGATACAACAGGAACTACTACATCACCAGTAACGACTACTGATGGATATGTTTGGAAGTTCTTGTTCACACAATCTGCTACTAGACTTACAGCATTTTCTACATCTAACTTTATTCCTGTAGAGAAGATTACAGCAACTACTGGACTGAGTAACATTCAACAGTCACAGAAAAATGTTCAGGATGCTGCAAGTGTTGGACAGATTGTAGGTTATCGTGTTACTAATGGTGGCACAGGATTTACAGCAGCTCCTACTATTACAGTAAATGGTAATGGTAGTAATGCAAGAGCAGTTGCTCTCGTATCAGGTGGAGCAGTAGTAGCAGTAAATGTAGATGATTCTGCTAATGGATTCCCATTTGGGTCTGAGTATGACCATGCAAGTATTTCATTCTCCGGTGGTAATGGAACTGGACTTTCAGTTGAACCTGTTATTTCTGAGTATGGTATTGGAACAGACCCTAGAGATGATTTAAAATCAACATCTATTATGTTCAACTCCAAACTTGTAGGTGGTGCTGGTTCAGGTGACTTCTTGACAGGTGCACTTGCAGACTTTAGACAAGTAGGTATTATTAGAAATCCTAAACTTCCTACAAGTAGGTCCGCTGCTGATTCTGATTTTACAGCAACTACAGGAAGTGCTTTAAGAATTCTGAGTGTTGGAAGTGGAGATGGTCTTCTAGCTATTCCAGTAGATAATCGTATTTCTCAAGGGACTTCTGATCCTAAGTCCATAGCATTTGTTGATAAAGTTACTGGTTCAGAAGAAGCTGCTACAATCTTATATCACCAAAATGAGAATACAGGATTTAAGCCGTTTACTATCGGAGATGATCCTTTATTAGACGAAGAAACTCCTGATAACAGAGGGACAATTCTTTCCGACTCTGATGGTGAAGTAAATCCTTACTCTGGAGATTTGTTATATGTAGAGAGTAGAGCTGCTGTTGAAAGAACTACAGCAGGAACAGAAGACATTAAAATTACTATTCAGTTTTAATAGAGGTTAAATAGAAAATGCCAATTACAAAAAATGAAAATACTTTTTCGTCCACCTATAAGGATGATTTTAGTGAAGGTGATAATTACCAGCGAATTCTATTTAATTCTGGTAAGGCTCTTCAGGCAAGAGAACTTACTCAAATGCAGACCATCATCCAAAAGCAGATGGAACGCTTTGGTAGAAATGTCTTTAAAGAAGGTTCTGTTGTAATTCCCGGTGGTCTACAAGTAGACAATGAAATTCAATATGTAAGACTTCAAGGTACTCCAACACTTTATGCTGGTGATATCTTAGAAAATGATGATGGAATTAGAGCAAGAGTAATTGACTTTATTGCTGCTGAAGGTTCTGATCCTGCATCTGACCCTGCAACTGTCTATGTTGACTATATTGATCAGGGAAATGCTACCTCCAGCGCAGATGCTGTTACCTTTTCAAGTGAAAATACATTAACAAATACAAGTAGTAGTGGTGGAACATCATCTGTTTCAGTTGAAGTGTTTTTATCTGGAAATACTCCTGTAACTGGTAAAGGTTTTAAAATTGCTGTTAATGATGGCGCCTACTTTATCCGTGGAATGTTTGTCCAGACACAAGCACAAAGCAAAATTATTTCCAAATACTCTAATGGACCTACAACTAACATTGGTTTTGTTATTACAGAAGATATTGTTACTGTAGATGACACTAATGCTCTTTATGACAACCAAAATGATCTTCCTAATGAAACTGCACCGGGTGCTGACAGGTATAGAATTACACTTACCTTAGCAGCTGAGAGTGAAAGTATCGTAGACTCAGATACTAACTTTATCATTACCAATAGATTGATTAGTGGTAGACTGCAAAGAGAAATTGATGAGAATACCTACAATATTATTGGTAATGAACTAGCTACTCGCACTAGAGAAGAGTCTGGTAGTTATGTCGTTGAAGATTTTGTCACTAAATTTAAATCTAAAGATGCTGATGAATTTAGGTTAGAGATTTCACCGGGAATTGCATATATTGATGGATATAGGCTTTCTACTGCTGATAATGTTCTTATTGATGTTCCTAGATCACAAACGACTACTGGTTCTCTAGAAAATGAAAATATTGCTGCTAACTATGGGCATTATATTATATCAAATGATATTAAAGGTCTGCCTAATGTTAGTGAACTTGAACGGTGGAATCTTTATAGTGATTCTGGAGAAGCTGTCCATGACTCTAAGATTTTAGGAACAGCTAGAATTAGAAGTGTTCTTGAAGATGGTGCTAACTATAGATACCATATTTTTGATGTTCAAATGAATGGTTCCAATAACTTTAGAGATACAATTAGTATCGCAGCAGACTCTGATAATTATGCTAATCTAGTATTAGAAAACAATAATGCTGTAATCAAAGAAGCAAATAACAATAACGTATTCTTTCAATTACCTAGAATTAGACCCGAAAAAGATGGTGTAGATGTAAATGCTCTCACTGTGCAAAAAAGTTTTACAAAAACTGCTACTGGCACTAGTTTTACTATTTCTAGTGGAGAATTGGATGGTATTGGTGCGAATGTTACAGGTTGGATTATCACCGATGAAAGTAATGGTGCTATTGTAAACATAACTCCAACATTAGGGGGAACTCCAACGGGTTCAGAAGTTACATACACCGGACTACCGACATCTGATGGCACATATCAAATTTTGGGATATGTCTCAGTGAGTTTGACAGGCACAGGTGAAAGACAAAAAACTTTGACTGCCCTTACTC